TAACAATTTCAGTCTGCACATTACGTCTCATGCCCTCTGCATACTTCCCGCCATGCCATCCAAGTATATTCTTTTTGGCATCTCCAAGAGCGGTAATCAGTTCGCTTGCTAGTATTGGTTTCTCCATTTTATCCTCCTTACGATAGACTTATATAGCTTATATATGTAACCACTACTACATTGTCAACAAAAAAATATTTAATCCCACTGTCTACCTCCTCTCCTTCTTCTTGCAACGGGAATGATATTGCCCATCTTTGATTGATAATCATTTGCCTCTAATACGGCTTTGACTAAATAAGTTCTGTCCAAATCAAAATCATCATAGCCTTCTTCAATAGTATCAAAGTATGATTTAGTAGGTAAATTCATACCTCCATAATTCATTATATAAACCATACCTAAATCTAAATATTCTTTTCTATATAAATTAGGAAACCCTTCATATCTATCTAATGCTTTTTCACAATCATCTGTAATTTTCCATAAACCAACTTCGACATGATTGCCTATTGATTTTACTATGGTAGCGACATTATTGAATACAAGTTTATAATCTTGTAATTTATGTGAACCTAAAGAAATTGCTTCAGGACATCTCATATTCATATTGGATTTATTTAAGTTTGCACCGTATGCTACATATATCATTGTATCTTCCTTATGTTTATTAATATAATTGTTATATAGCAATGATTACCAATCATGTCAAACAAATAATTAAAACTCGTCTAAGACACTTTTCGTTTCTATATGGGTATATCTTTTTTTTATTTTACCGTACTCAACTTCTTCAACAGCTTTTGGATCATCCTCGAATAATTGTTCGGATGGGTCTGCTTTAATTTGCTTTGCTAACAATTTTTTATGCAATTTCTTCAGGGCAATATAATTGTTCGCATGTTTCTTACTCATTTCGTGAATCCCACTCAGCTTCTTTAGGCATACACTTCCAGCAAAACCAATCCCAGCCTCCATTTATTGAATAAGATGCGTAATTATTTCCACAACCCGAACAATTGTGTGCTTTTGGATTAACTTCAGCTACTGGAGTCCAAGTTCTTCTCCGACTTTGTTCGTTCATTGTCATTATCCTCCCCATCTAAGTTACACGCTTCAATCAGTGACATAGACTCAAGAAATAAGGGTGTTTCTTCACCGACCCACCCACCAACAACATTAAAATTAAAGTATTCCAATGCTTCTTCATGCGTCATGCCATCTCTTTCTACTAATAGTTTAATACATTTATGTGCGCTGTAAACAGCTAATGTTGGTTGTCCACATCTTGTAGCCACTCCGATAAACGCTCCTTCAAAACCGTCTGCTAATAACATTATACATTCTCCGTTGCTGTTGTTGCTTCATATTCACCTCGACTCATGTCTCCATCTGTAGTTCCAAGCCACTTACGACCACCTGACCGACTGAACGAATACTTCCCGATCCTAGCTTCTGCCAGTAATTCCCGAACAATTCCATCAACCATTCTTTGCGTACAGTTATCCAAAGTTCTTGGTGCATCAGGATCAGCACTCATACGTTGCAGTATTGCATCAGCTCCTGACTGCTGTGTTAAAGCTCTACCTTCCCGCTCACATACTGCAATCCAAGCAAACAAAGCATCCTTCTTAACCTCCCGATTACTACCTGAATGCAATCTTGATATATCTTCCGATCTATCTTCCAGTAATCCTGAAAACATATCCCGAACAAAATGCCTTATGTCACGCCTTGCAGGTCCATTTGACTTAACAACTGCACCGTCAAAGCATCTGTTTCTTTGGTATTCGATACCTAAATCCTGACAACGCCTACGACCAGTAGATTCATCCACTTGCCATATTGCAAAGGCACAACGCACACCATCAACCAGTGCTGACGTACCCCGAATCATATTCCTTGCTTGCTCTGGAGACGATACAGCCACATCATCTTTAATCTTTGTCATATGGTGACACATCATAACCGAAGCTCCAGTTTCAGTAGCCACTTGAGCTAAAAGTCCAGTAAGAGACGCACCTGCTGCTGGATCAGAGTTCACATCTGCATGTACGAATGACGCTAACGGGTCAAATACAATTAATTTTAGATTACTCATCTGTATGATTTGTGCATAAATCTTATCAAATTCATCACTGGTTTTATATCCATCATGGGTTTCCTGTAGTATAGGAAATACACCACCTACGTTTGGCAAAGACACAATACGAATTTCATGTTCATAGTTAAACCTAGAATTGTTCGGGTCTAAACGCTCAATTCTCCTGTGCATTTCGCCTTCGTCATCTTCTGCTGTAAAGATAATTGTGTTACCAAACTCAGTAATGTTATCTCCAAATGCGTTTGACATTGACTGACCACTCGCTACTTTCATAGCCAAGTCCAGTGTCATCATACCTTTACCCGCATCTCCAGCGGCTGAAAATATTATTGGTACACCTAATGGAAGCGTATCTCCGATTAAATACTTTTGTTCGGGTGCTTGACCTTCAAATCTATTAATCAACATACTGTCATCTAATAAATTTATAGTTCTCTTAGTGTATTTTATGGTTGTGTTTAGAAAGTTACCAATATCAAAACTCTCAACAATGGCATCTGCCGCATCCCATCTTTCAGGCTTACCCGCTGGTGGAGTTAACATTGTCACCGATCTAGCACCAGCATTCATGGCTAAGTCCTGAACAAGTTCGGCTACCTTCTTGCCAGCAGTATCGTTGTCGGGCCAAATGATTAATTCTTTGCCATGCAACGGTGAGAAGTCAAACTGGCTGGCTGATTTACGAGATAACATACCCGCTCCACCCATAGTACATGTAGCTGTAAACCCCATATCATTCAAAGCATCAGCACACTTCTCACCCTCAACCCATATAACTTTATTGGAAGCAGAAATGTTCGGTATATTATAAAGCGGTCTGACATCAGGCATCTTCGGATAAGGATTGTTACCAGTAAACTGACGAAACTCTTTCTTAGGCTTACCATGATCGTCCATAACTGGATTGCCAGCTCCGTCTCTCATGTTATACCGTCTGACCATACAGAGTATTTCCCCATCTGCATTAAGATACAAATGTTCGCTATCATACGGAGTTTTCACACTTATCTGTTGACGCAAAGATGGATTGATTACTGGTGGAGGAGCTTCTACATCCCGAACAAATCCAGGCGTATCGTCCAGATAAGAACCGAACAATTCTTTTATTTCGTTCATTCTCATACCCCGACCTTCCATCAGTATCTTTACAATACCCCCGATACCTGACGCACCGTTGAAGTCCTGACCTTTCATAAAATATGGTGATCTGGGATTAATATCAATCTTCAATGATTGACCCGCTTCGCCTGACAGTGATCCGATAGAAAACTGATCCCCACGAACAACACCATTAGGATATGTGTTTCTAAGTTCACTTATCTGTACTTCTGGTGGCACTTTATCACTGATTAATTCGACTAACTCATGTGAGTTTAAGTCACGATTTTTATTGCCAAGTCTTATTATACTCATTATTATATCCTTACTTCATTGGCTGAAGTTATAGGCGACATTATTCCTCTACGTTTATGTGTCGCCTATTTTAACTCCAACATCTATCCTGAAACTCACACCATTTACAATCAAAAAAATCTCTTGAATAAGCTACTCTTGGCAGAGTTTCTTTTGCCTTTGTAGCGTCTAAAATATTAACAGCCTTATCACTCATCTCTTGAGCAAGAGCTTTATTAAACGGAACAAGCTCATAATATATTTGGCTTGTGTTTTTATTTAATACTGTAAATAGACAAGGATGTTCTGTTAAGTTCATGTAGGCTTGATATAAAGCTATCTGAGCGGCATAGACTTGATTCGTTCTTGCTACACCCTTCATCATAAATTCTCTAAACTTCTTATCATTGGCTGACTTATTCTCCCACAAACATGGATACCCCATGCTTACAGGACCTCCACATATAACCCCATCTATATGACCTTTAATTTCTCCATCTGCAATGGAAAAACCAAATTGTTCGCCTTTTTTATCTTCTGTGCGTAAATCAAAGTTAGCATTTTTTAACCATTGTGCAACAGAATCTTCAATTTCATGTCCAAACTGAAAGATTCTCAATGTATTTGCTGTAAAATCACGACCCTTATCAGACTCAGTTCCTAAGTACCTGTACTGTATTTTTCTAGAACATGATTCGCCAAGAGATGAGCCACCAAGATAAGTTCTCTTTTTACGCTCTGAGTT